GCCGGTGGGCGCGCGTGGCGTTGAACTTGTGTTTTGCGACGATGGCGGCGTTGAACTCCGGAATGTGGTCGCTTGGCGGGTTGCCGTGGCGCAACCCTTCGAGTGCCTCGCTGAGTTCGGCGTGCATGAGCGCGATCAACTCGCCGTCATTGCGTCCGGCCGCAGTCCACCAGCCTTTTTCTTTCGCCAGCGAGTGAACCTCGCCGGACATGAAGTTGACGAGGTGGGCAAATACGGCCTGCATTTTCGCGGTTGCGGTTTCGATTTCGTTTTGTTTTTCGGTTGTCATGTTGTTTCGTTGTTGATGTTGAAAAACTCCCCGCAGTCCTGGCAGAACCATTCCGACCAAGCCGGAATCCACCTGGCACTGCCGCCTGCCCTATGCGATTCAACCCGCACGAGGCGATCTGACGAATCGCTGAGGGTTGCCGGCGCGTCACAGGTCGGGCATCGTGGAGTGTCGGCGTGTTCGGTTTTTGGTTTTGTCATGGCAGGTGGTTCAAAACTATTTTGCCAAGAGGTTCAAAAAAATGAGTGGTTCAAAATAACCCTCTCCCTCCCCCGAAGGGGGAGGGGTATTTTGACCCACCTTTTTGAACCAGTTCAAAATTGAATTTTGACCCAATTTTGAACCAATTTTGACCCACCCTGTTTTTGGGTGTTAAAATGAGGTAAAAAGTGGTCGTCATTGGCAAAATTTCAGTATCAGTTTGACGTCGTTTTTGGCCTGGCGGGCGCTGCGCAGATGTGATCATTGTCGGATGGTCTGTTGTTAAGCCACTTCACTTGATGTAGCTAACGCGGATTTGTTTGATTGGTTCACTCAGCGTCATTCCCCATCCAGCCTCAGCCTTCCAGTCGGCCGCCTCATAGATTGGCGCCCACTTTCCACGAAACATGACTTCGATCACGGCCAGCGGCTTAACCACTTGCTGCTGCGAACCCGGCTTGGGCGTCTTGGATTTGCTCATAAGGTTTTTGGTTTGCCTGCGCCCCCGTGTGCCGGGTCGCAGAGCGCGGCGTTATGCCCAAACAATGCTGGTCACTTGTTTGAGGTTCACGCTCACTTCGGCGTTTTCCTGTTTCACATGCGCCCACATTTCATCCCTGTCTCCGTGATATGTGGCTTGCAGGGTTATCGAAAGCACACCGTTTTTCCCGACACGGTAGCTTGTGTTTTCCGCGTTTCCTTCACCCGGAAGCCACAGCTCTTTGATTGCTTTGCCATTTTCTTGAGTCGTGATTTGCATAACCAGTCACTTCAGCGAACCCGGCTTTCGCATTTCAGTTGCAAGCGACCCGTCCGGTGAGCCGGGTCGCTGAGTTCCTGCGTTAGATGCCTGAGCGAGCGCAGGATTTTCGCCGCCTTTTCCGACGGGTCGCTTCCACCGCCCCGCCACTTCGCTACGATTCGTCCCGGCGATTGCTCGCAGTTGTCGCCACGCCCCGCACTCGTAGCACCATTCAGCCCAGCCACCGCAGATTATCCAAGACTTACCGTGACGGCATCTAACATCTGCGTGCTCTCGTGTTTTCATAAGCGTTTTGCGGATGCCACTCAGCCCGGAGGTTCATGCGTTCGGCCCATTCATTTAGTTGCGTTGAATAGTTGGGTTTCGGCGCTGATTAGTGTTTCGCCAACGCCGTAAGTTTCGACATACCACACCGAGCCGTCAGTCTTTCGGGCAATAAACGCGTATTTCTTGTTCGAGCGCCGGGCGACGCGCTTGGGTTTTCGTTCAGCTTTTGCCCGGAGCGCCTTCATGCGGGCGCTTCGTTCTGCGGCGGACAGGCCGCCCCACCGTGATTCGGCGGAGCGGCGCTGCATCGCGCGCATGTAATCGCTGACAGCCTTATTCACTGGCGGCCTCCGCGCTGTATCCGCGACCGTTCGCGGCGGTGAGGGCTTCGATGACCTCTTGCGCTTCGGCGGCGGTGTAGCGGATGGCATCTTCGCGGCTGCCGCCCATGATCTCGGCCTTGCCATCGCGCTGCCAGTTGATGTCGGTGATGTAGTCGCCCCGGCCTTCGCTGAGGATGATGGTGTCCGCTTGGCTGTTGCTGTTATTGGTCGTATTTTTCATTTTTTCTTTCGCCGGCTTCGGGTTACTGGCCCGTCGCTCTTTACGCGACCAATCTACACGACGTAGCCGCTACGTCAATAGGTTTCTGCATTTATTTTCCGATGGTTTGTAAGTCGTTGACCGGACGCTCGAACCACGGGTTGGAGCGAACCCGGCCGTTGCGCTCTGGTTGCAATTCATGCGTCTTTTGGGCCGGGTCGCTCACCCCGACCGTTAGGAGACTTAGTATTCATGGCAGTTGTCGCTTATGAGCGTCCCGATACACTCGCGGATTGTATGCGCTCCGAGGCTGCACCCAGTTGCCGCAAATGTTTCGGCGGCGGATGCCAGCATTTGCATTGCCTCTTTCCGTTGTTCGTTTATTGCTTCGATTTCTTTTTCAGTTTTCATCGGTTGTTGTCTCCTAACCATGCGCTGCACAGAACGCGGCTTCGCCGGTTCTGTTTGCGGCACATAGAAATGGTCGAGCAGCCACTTGTCTTTCATAGTCTTTCTCCAGCCGCGTCTGTGAGCTTCACGTTAGCACGCCGATTCACGCTGCTGGTTGTTTGGTGGTTCATGCGTTCGGCCCCTTTTTATAGGTCGAATCCTCCGACTTGGCAAGCTTCCCATTCGCAACCAGGAGCGGCAAAATGCGTTTGCAAGTGGCAAGAGACACGTCTTTTTTCTGTTTCGCAAGCCAAATCTCCAACCGTTTTGCAATCGCGTTTTTGCCTTCGTCGCCAGTGCAGGCGGACGTGAACTCATGTAAATTCATAGCGGCGATTTCCGCGGTTTCGTTTGGCCGGCCTGGCTTGCCGCTTTCTTTTTCCGGCTTTTCCGGCGGCGGAATCTGATTCCATTTGATTCCCTTTTTGGCGTGCTCAAGCCAGATTTCCGTTGTCCACGTGCCGTCAGGGTGGACGGCTCCAGCGCGGGTTCCGCGCTTCGCTAGCTTCAACTCAAACACGCCATTGCCGTGCGGTTTCAGGAACATGACGGCCCGCGCCCAATTGACCATCTCGCTTGAGCCAAGTCCAGCGTAAGCGTAGTCAACCGCCGTCCAGTTGGCGGTTTCCTTCGCGGACTTCGGCTTGCCCGTGTGGTGGACTCCGAAAAACACGGCGCCCGTTGATTCAAGAACCGGGTTCAATTTTTCGCGCAGGAAAATCGTCGCCTCAGTTTGCTTGTTCACGTCAATGCCCATGAAGCTTAAGGCGGGGTCAATGACGATTATATCCGGCCGCTCACGGTCAATGAGCCGCTGCAATCGTTCGATGAACTTGTCGCCGACGGCGCGCGTTTCCGTTTTGAAAATCAGATTCTCGCGCACTGCCTCCAAGTCATCCTCACGCCCAAACTCAGTCAACCCTTGGCCGGCAACGATGCCTTGCACGATTTCCGCAAGGTCATAATCGTCATTCTCCGCCTGGATGATGAGCGTTTTCAATTTCCTTCCCGGCGGCGGGGCGATGCCCCAGCAAGATTTCCCGCAAGCCCACGCCACGGCGAATTCCGAAATGATGGAAGACTTGCCTATGCCTGACGGGCCGAGAAGCCAAAGAGATTTGCCACGGCAGATGTAACGCAACGATTCATTTTCACGCCAACCAATGATGCAGTTTGGGTCATTGCGCGTGTCCAATCCGCTGAGGTATTCCACCGTCAGACACTTGCCGAGTTCATCACTGGAAACTTCGGCGAGCCATTCCGTGTAAGAGCCGGCGCCGATGCGGAGTCCGAGCAATTCCTGGCGCGAACCAAAGCGGACACAATTCGGCAACCGCGAAAAGCGCGACGGGTTTTTGTTTTTGGCGTCGAACTTGAAACCGAACTCAGCAAGATAACCCTCAACGATGTTGCGCCGTTCGTCGTATTCGGCACGGGAAGCCGCATCCAGCTTTACCCACGCGTGAATTGATTTGCCGCCCGAATCAATCAGCGCGGTGATCGGCAGCCTAGAATTTGAAAGGACGTGAAACTGCTCAACCTTTGAAATTTCGTCGGACTCAAACAGTGCATGCCGATACGATTGAACGTCGGCGTCATGTCCGCGTCCTGGCTTGATGGGATTTACGCGGATGAAGATTCCGGTTCGCTTGGATGAACTAAAGATTCCGTTGGGATTTCCTTTGGCTGCATCCAGTTTGCGCAACCATTCCTCGCGGCTGTTAAAAGTCCCTTCACTCTCTGGAATCTCGCGGCCATCGTCATTCAGTTCTGCCGGGCAGATGCAGACATTCTCGCCTTCGACAAAGGCGGCTCGGAGAAGTTCGCGGGCACTGTCGGCGATGGGCTTTGGCAGTTCGGCGGCATCGTGGGCCGGCGGAATTTTCGGCGGGGAAATTTTGGCGGCAGGCTTTGGCTTAGATGCATTCGGGTAGCCGCCGAGCTTTTCAGGAACGCCCGCGCCGAATCTGCGGTCTGAAATCTTCTCGCCGCGCAAATGGCCGCGCGGCTTTTCATGCTTGGCGTTCATCGCTGATTGCAGCTTGTGTTCCAGTTCGCGCTCGCTCCACGGCGGCGAACATCGAGCATTATATTCCGCCAATAGGGCGCGGGCATCATGTTCGGGCAGGTCAAACCCCCACACGAGCGCGCACGCAACCTGAAACGTAGCGTCATGCCCGCCGCTGCCGGAAACGGCGGCGTCCATCTTCGCCACGTAGGCGCGGGCGCGGTCAAACAATGTCATTTCTCAATTTCTCCCAGGGAAATCCACGGGCGGCAACTGGTCTGGATTCTCCGCCACGGCCTGCAATTTGTCCGCTGTGAATCGCATCAAAGCCGCCGCCGCCAGCGCGGCCGTCACAGTGATTTTTTCGTCAATGAAACAGACAATCGGCTCATTATGATGCGAGTTCCAGCCGATGCAAAGCAAGGGCTGTTCGTGCGCCTCAACCGCCTTTTTCCATTGGTCGAAGATTTGATCGTTGGTTTTCATTTAGATTTGCGATTCGTAGCATACGTGTTGTTTTTTGCGGTGAGGTTGATATTTCGTCGGGCCGATTTTCTGCCAGCCGTGAACAATGATTTTCCGGCTCTCTGACTTCCAGAGTTCGTGCGCTTGCAGGCTTTTGATTTTGGAAATGCGCGCCCACATATTAGAGCGCGTCGTTGACTGGACTGCAAGCGTTTCATTTCCGCGAATGGCGATGATGTCAATGAATCCGAAAAGGTCTTTGCGGATTCGCGCGAAAGGATTCCAGTGCTCGACGACCTCGGCGAGCCATCCGTCGTCACGCAGTTTTTTGAGCGAGCGTTGCGTTGGTGATTTTCCGGAAGGTTTCTTTCGCTTCACAGAAGTTCTCCTTCCTCTTTATGGTTTTCGACTTGGGTGAGATTTTTCACGGCCTGCCGGTAATAGGATTCCTTCAATTCGATTCCGATTGCGCGACGGCCATTCAAGACGGCTCCGTAAGCTTCGGAGCCGACGCCCATGAAAGGAGTCAGCACGGTTTCGCCGGGATTGCTCCAAAGCACGCAAGCGCGCTCGATCACGTCGAGTTGCAATGGGTGGACGTGTTTTTCGTCGTCATGATCCTTCGATTCCTTGAAGGCCAGCACGCGGTCAATTCGGATGTCATCCCAAAAGGCATCCGCGTAACGCCGCCAAATCCAATGTGAGAAACGATTCTTTTTTTGATCGCCCGTCATTCCCTTCAAATGTAGCAATTCGGCAGGCATTTGTTCCTCGCCATAAACCGCGTCACCTGCTTCTGCGTCGCTCCTGTCGCGTGCTTGATGATGCTGCTTTCATCGGCTGCGACGGCGCAGAAATCCTCCGCGTTAAAAAGGTGCAGTCGGTCGTAGTTCGTCACCGTGATTTCAGCGGCAACCTTTCCATCGCCGGAACGGGCGGCGTCAATTCCGAATCGCTTTGCCTCTGCGACGGTTTGCGCGCCAACGGCGAGCGGCGTCAAAAGCAGGACTGGCTTCCGCCCTCGTTGAAAAACATTCTCCGCCCAAACAAGCTGCTGAACGGTTTTGCCGAGGCCGCAATCAGCAAACACCGCCGCGCGCCCTTTGCGAAGGGCCCATTCGACAAGCGACCGCTGAAACGGAAACAGGAAATCCGGCATGAAGGTCGGTTTAAATCCAAACTCGCCTCCAAGCTGCGATTTGCGCTCAATGAATTGTTCGTAGTCAGTCATTTTTCGTTTTTTGTCGCGCCTTGTTTTTTGATTGCCGCCGCGATCCTGGCGCGATTCGGCCAGCCGCGATTCCACGGGTGCGACAGCGGGCGGTGACCTTCGCGATTGAGCGCGCGCTTTGTGACTGGAAAAAATTTCACGAGAGGATTACGGACGCCTTCGCTGTCATTGTTTCGCGGCGGACTTGTTCAATCTCGAAGTCAACATCCTCGCCGGTTTCAGGCAGGCTAATCCAGACGCGCACCGGTTCGTTGTCATTTTGTTGCTGCAATTTTTCGATGAGTTCGCGGACTGTCATTGTGTTTTCCTTTCACTTTCCGATTTTGCAGAACAGGTCAATGTAGGCGAAGTATTCCTTGGTCTGTGACTTTGTAAGTTTGTGTTCCTTGCAGAGTCTCGCCCGGTTTTTCTTCCACCAATCGAACGTCTCGCAGGTGCACCCGATATGAATGTGTCCGTGCTTGGCGTTAGTGCATGACCATAGAGTTCCGATGATGAACAGTGGAGATTCTCCCCACGTATCGCCATGCACCCACGCATTGCCATACACATGGGCATAGCCACCCACATGGGCAGTGCCACTCACATGGGCATTGCCATACACATGGGCATTGCCATACACATGGGCAGTGCCATGCACATGGGCATTGCCATACACATGGGCAGTGCCATACACATGGGCAGTGCCACCCACATAGGCAGTGCCATACACATGGGCATTGCCATACACATGGGCAGTGCCACCCACATGGGCAGTGCCATACACATGGGCAGTGCCAGACACTGTTCCCCAGACGATTGCGCTGTCACCAATGAAGGCCGATTCATCCACTTTTGCGCTTATGTGCTTCCATCCCCCGCCATTACTGTGCTGCGACCAATCGGATTCACTCTCGCTGCCGCCAAGTTTTTTGTTGAGTTCGTCGAATGTCATTGTGTTTCCTCTGTGTTCAGTTTTTCGCCAGCCCGGCAATCGCCCGGCGGGCTTCGTTGAAAGTCATTTCGTGCGCCTGCGGAAATCCGCGGCGCGACAAATAGGAAACTTGTTTCGGCGTCGCCAGTCGCAAGGACTGGTTGCGAAAGTGAAGGTCAAGCAACTGCCGCGCGTGCCCGCGTCCGCGTACGGTTTCGATCTTGATCTTCGCTGCGCGCAGATACTTTTCCTGTTTCGGCGTCGGCGGTTCGCTCTCCCATTTCATCGTTGGCTCGAATTCAGCGACGGCAAAAGCATCGTTGGCGATTGCGAATTCATCGGCGGAAATGATGCGCGAAGATTTGCGCGAGTGTTCCTTCAATTCCTGCCTAAGCTTGGCTTCGCGTTGCGCCTGGACTTCGCTCGCCAGCCCTTCGAGTTCTAATTCATCCTGTTTCGCGCCAGATTTTTCGGCGGCAAGTTTTGTAATCTCCTCGGCCTCATCCTCAGACTTGGCGACGAGGTGCGCCGGCCGCGAGAGCTTGTGCTTTTCCGTCAGCCAAAGGAAATCCAGAAGCAAAAGATTTTCCTTGAAATCGCAAACGCGCGTGCCACGCCCGACGCACTGAGAGTAAAGAGCGCGGCTGGATGTTGGCCGCAACATGGCGACACAATCCACGGGCGGGCAATCGTAACCCTCGGTCAGCAACATGGCATTGGATAGCAGGCTGAATTCGCCGCGCTCAAATCGCGCGAGCTTTTGCGCCCTGTCTGGCGAATCGCCGTCCGCGTGCTCTGCGTCAATTCCGGCATCGCGGCAGGCGGCAACAAATTTCTGCGATGTTGCGATGAGCGGAAGAAATGCGAGCGTGCGCCGGAATTCCGCGTGTGCTTTGATTTCCTTGGCGATGCTGGCGAGGTAAGGTTCCAGTGCGTGACCAAGCTGCGCGTCGTCAAAATCGCCGGCCGTAACCTTAACGCCGCGCAGGTCGATTTCCAGCGGCAGTGATTTGACGGCGATGGGCGAAAGGTAGCCGTCGCGGATCAAGTCAAACAGCCCGATTTCAAACGCGACATTCTCGAAGTATTGACCGAGGTTCCGTTTATCGTTGCGGTCTGGAGTTGCCGTGACGCCGAGAACGTCCGCGTTGCCGTCGAAGTGCGCGAGAGTTTTCCGCCACGAATCAGACATGGCGTGGTGCGCTTCATCTGCGACCACGAGCGAAAAGAAATCCGACGGCCAACGATTCAACCTATCGCCCGTCATGGTCTGGACACTGCCGACAACGATGCGCGTTGATTCATCAACTCCGGCCCACTCCTCCGCTTTTTCGGTTTCCGCGCGGATTCCGGTTGCCGCGAAGATTTTTTCAACCGCCTGATATATCAATTCCGAACGATGCGCGAGAATCAGCGTGCGTTCGCCGCGTTCCGCCCGTCCTGCCGCCAGCTTGGCGAAGATGATCGTCTTGCCGGCGCCCGTCGGCAGGACGGCGAGTTGCTTGGTGAAATTCTCGAAACCGGATTCCACGGCGGCAACGCAATCGGATTGGTAGGGGCGGAGGTTCACGGCTAAAACGGCTCCGTTCCTTCCGGCTTCTCGGCACGCACAGGGGCGAGCTTCGGGCGGTCAGTGTAATATACGAGCACAACGTTTTTCTTTCCCGTCGGTTTGCCTGGCGCGTCGGTTTTCTTCTGGTAAATTTCGGTGCCAACCTTGGCGTGGCACCGCAGCCCGATGGGGTCAATCCACGGCGAGTCAGCAGTTGCTCGCGTCTCGTTGAACTCGAAGCCCTTGCCGGGTTCAGGCGCGACGCCGCACGACTTCACAAAGGCCATCATCCGCCAGGCGCACTTGCTCTGGCTGCCCTTGTGTGAGTCGTCAATCATGCGGTCGAACAGCCGCGCGCCGATGCCGGGAATTCCTCCTTTCGGTTCCGACTCGTTTTTCAGGCTGCCGCCTTCAATTTCAAATTCGGCTTCGTAAAGGTCGCAGCCAGACGTTGCCGGCCCCTTGCTGAGTCCGATGTCAAAGCCGACGACGCGGAGGATGTAATCGCCGTCGGGAGCGAGTTCATAGGTTGGGGGTTTGATGTCTTGATATGTTGGCATGATGTTTTTGTTTTGGTTGTCAGTCTTTTTTCAAGTTTCGCCGCCAGATTTCAACGCCCGGTGATCCATCTTCGGCTTTGCCGTCCACGGCGATGAAATCAATTCCGCCGCGCTCAAGGTCGCGCACGATGTTCGCCAGAATCCACGCCTCGGCTGGAATTCTGCAACCGTGGGTCAGTTGTTCGTAGCCAAGTTCTTTGGCCGACTGTTCGCTGATGATCTTCATTTTGTTTTGTCCTTTACGAGCGAAAGCGTGGAGGGTTTGCGCTGAACTATCTCGCCCAACTTGGTTTCAACCTCGCGTTCCGCGGTCTTTTCCTTCATCGCGTGAAAAGCGGCGTAAGCCCCGGCCAGCGATGAGAGTCTGATTTCGCAGGCGTCGAGAAATTCTTTCTGCGGCAGCCCGCACTTTTGGAACGCCTCGGTCACGCTGGCAATGATGCGGTTCCCTTTTCGCTCTTGCAGTTTGAATCCGGCAATCTCCTTGCCTTGCTTGGTCGCAAGTTGTTCCGCGCGAAACTCGGCAGCATCGCAAAAATCCTGCAATGACCTCGCCACCATCAGCACCGCGCCCATGAGCTTGCCGTCTTCGATTTCAGAAGTGTGCGCCCCGCGTTCAAGCCATGCCTGGAATTGCTTGAAAGCCTCGCCATCAACGCCCTTGCGCGAGGAGGCGATTTGTTCCGCCGCATTGTTTTTGATTGGGCACGTCAAATCCTTATTGCGCTGGCACCACGAACAGTAATCAGATTCTCGGCACGGGACGCTTTCATCGTTCGCCTCGCGTCGGATTTTTTCAACGATGGCGCGGGCGGTTTCCTCGGTGAACTCGTAGCGTTGCACTTTGCGCGACTCACCAAACATCACATGGCATCGGATTGTTTGGTCGCCGCCATAAATCGCGGAGATGTTTGTTTCCTGAAACCTTCCAAGCGCGTAGCCGGCCATTTGCGGTTCGTAATCGAACCATCGCCATTTGAAATCGAAAATTTCCGCACCGCAGGCGGCATCGCACGTGCCTCCATTCGGGAAATACGGCTCGAAATTTTCATCAAGCGGATTCAGGTTATGCTCAACCAGCAGCAAGAATTCATACATCGGCGAGTTCAGCTTGATATATGCCGCCGCCCACTGGACGGCATCGCGCGATTTCTCGTCCAGCTTGGCGAGCCTGCCGCCGTCTTGGAATTGTTCCTCCATTTCGACATCTGAAAATTTCCCGGCCAAAATCGCCGCCAGATATTCGTGCCGGATTGTTCCGTCATTGGCGAATTCGCCGGCATCCGCCGGAATGAACCTCGGCGACTTGGCGAGCATCGGCAGCAGGGATGGTCGGAGTGTCGGAATCATTTTACTTCGCAGAGTTATCTTTCCACCATTGCAGCACGGCCTTGGCGAATCTGTCAGCGCCGCTAGCTTGTGTCGGGGTTGCGGGCGCGAGAATTTTCGCGGCGAGTTCCGGCGGAAGTTCGCGCAGCGGTTTGGTCAACGGAATGAAGCCCGACTTTTGGTGGGCATCCATCCATTTTCGAGACGCCACCATTGAGTCGCTGCCGTCGGGCATCACGAAGTCAAGCGCGTCGCACAGCGCCGATTCCGTTTCTTCGGAGATGCCGGAGGCGGGCGGGCCGGCGGACGCACCTTTGGGCTTTTGCGCTACCTGCGCCGCGCCGCCGCCGGCAGTTTGCTCCGAAGAAATTTCCGCTGCGCCCGCCTTGGCTGGCGATGGGGATTCGCCGCCGTCCTTGGTGCTTGGTGTGGACGAAGTGTTTTGCTCGGCGGCGGGTGCAGCGGTGAAGATTGATTCCCCCGCCGCGCGACCTTGCATAGATGCCGGGGACGGGGCGGCAGTCTGTGCATTAGCCGGGAACGACACCGTCGGCGCATCGGCGGGGGAAATTATTTCAGCCTGGACGATCTTCGGAGGAACGGATTCCATCTTGATTTCACGCGGCGCAACTTCGGAAGTGTAGTCTTCAACGTCTCCGGCGAAGATGGACGGAGCCAGCATGGCGACGCCGTTTGAAATGCACCTTGCCCGCAACATATTTGCCGGATTTTTCGCCCACACGGTATCGAATCCCTTTTGGGATTTCAATTTTGCGCCGCCGCGAATGGCGTCCGCGATGCTAAACCGCGTGCGCAGAACCGCGTCACCGAGAGTCAATTCGATTTCCGCAAACCTTTCGTTTTCGTCGGCAAATACGCCTTCGCCGGTGGAAATCCATTTGTGCTTTCCGCCCATCGCGTTGAATTCGGCGAGGGCGGCCAGTGCTTTCTTTCGCAGCTTTCCCTCAACAATATCGAACGTGCGGAGGATTTCCGTCGGCGTTTTGTTTTCCGAAAGACAGACGAGTGCGAGGAACTGACCTTGTTCAACGCGGTCGCACCCGGCGAATTGCGACCGTGCGATGACCTCGCCAAGTTGCTTCACCGCCGCGAGCGGGTCATTGAGTTTTGAGTAAAGTTCGATTTGCATAAAATCAGCGGCACAACTTGGCGTAACCGAGGCCGTCGCACCAAACGATGGTGCAATCGGTCGGCGCATAGGCGAGCACGAAGGCACGCACGTTGCCGAGTTTTGGATACGTGATGACACCGAATTGGATGAGGTTTTTTTTCATGTTTTTGTTGTGTTTGTTTCTTTCTTGAAATTCTGCGGCAGACTGGCGGATTAGCGCGGTCTTATGCGTTATGCCGGGCGCGCGTCACTCACATCCACCATCTGAACTGCGCTGCCGCTCGCAGTTTCCATATCCCGGCCAAGTCAATAAAAAATCAGGTGCACCAGCATCCCGCCGACAATGAAAAAGGACAACGCAAGCAATGCGAGGCTGAACCAAGTCCCGGCCTCGGCGCGGACGTGCTCGCGGGCGATGAGTTGCGAGAGTGTTTTCATAACGTCAGTTCGGCCTACTTACTCCCCGCGCTTGCTGCGGACATTCCCATTGCAGCCGCAGACATCGCGGCGGCAGAGTTGGCTGCATCCACAGCTCGCTTGGCATCGCCACCTGGCAGCATGTAATTTTCACGGAGCATCTGCCATTCTTCGATGGTGACGTCGTGCCGATTGTTGAGCTTGCACCATGCTCCATAGAGAGCTTGGCGTTCTTGCTTTGATTCGCAACCTGTGAGGCCGAACAAGCACAGGCCGCCAACAGCCGCAAGCATCAATTCGCGGGCGATGATGTGTTTGATGGTTTTCATTTTAGAAATCCAGGTGATTCAAAATGATTTCCAAGCTGCGCGCGGTGGTTTCGGCGTCCGAAACCACGCTACTCATTCCGTGCCACGCCATAAGCCGCGCCGACTTCTCGGCACCAACGCAATCGTCGGGAGGACTAACCTCACTTTGCGCATCGCGGATTTCTTGAACGAGCAACCGCGCCTTGTGCGCGGCGATTTTGAGTTTATCGGTTTGCATGGTGTTATTTAATGTGCGCGTGATGCGCGGATTAAGCGTCAGAGTTGTTCAGTCCAAAAACCCGGAACAAGCTCACGCGCAATCATGTCAACGGTGTTTGGATAGCCATCAAACCTGACAACAACAACGTTTGGCGGCAGCACATCCACAATCGTTCCGCGCTTGTGTTTGATGACTGTCCCATCTTCGCGATAGGACGTTGGCGTGTATGCGCCTTGGATTGCCCAAACTTTGCGACCGACTTCGGCGTGTTCAATTTTCATGTTTTACTTTTGGTTTGTTGTTGTTGTTTTCTTCTGACGCCGACAATTTACCAAAATGAATTTTGCGGGCAACAAAAAACGGATTCATCTCCCATTTTCCGGCCGGTAGCGAAAACCGCTACACGAAGAAAAGCCAATGTTTGCAGGGCTTTCGTCCGCCTCTAATGCTCAACATTAGCAAAACCGAAAAGTGAAATTCAGTCCTTGAACCTGTAGAAATTGACGTGGTTGCGGAGCCGTTGGAGCGTGATTTTTTCAACCCGGCCAATGGCCATGCCGGCAAATAAAATGCGGCGGGTTTGAGTTTCCGAAATTTCCCAAGCCCTCGCGATTTCATCAATGGTTCTGAACCCCTCTGGCGCCGGTTCATCGGGACACCGCATCGCCGCTCGCAGTTCGGCAAGAATTTCGAGGTCTGACTTTGCTTTTTTCTTCACGCAAAAAATCTCCGCTAAACTGGAATCCTCCACGACATTTCACCCTGCGGCCATTCCGACAACCAACACATCGTCCGCTCGCCGTCCGTCTCGCCGTGGACGACGCCATGACTCCAGCTCAACGTGTTCGGTCGTCCGCTGGCGTAGTCCAGAACCGGAATATCTGCCAGTGTTCCGACGCAAAATGCCGTCGGGCAATCTGAGCGGCGCCCCTTCGCGACTCCGGCCCGGTGCGCGTGCGCGATGACACAGCTTCCCCATCTCTCGGCGGAGTCGCGAAGGAAATTTTCACCGAACAGGTGTCCATGCCCGAACTTGTAGTTGCCGATGTGATGCCAGCCGCGTTCGTGGACGGTGTAGGGGATAATCGGAATTTTCTCCGCCCCCTGCGCGCTGCGGATTTCGTCCAGCACCGCACGCGCCGCCGTCTGGATGACGACGTTGTAATGTTGCGCGAGTTTGACCAGCCTGTGTTCGTGGTTTCCATCGCAACAGACCGTTGGCTTGAACAGTTTGAGAAACTTCCGGCCTTGCGCCAAATCCCCCTCGATTGGCGCGGCTTCGTCCGCGTCGCCGGAATTCGGCCGCGCTCCGGTGCGAAATGCTTTGGTGTCAAAAGCGTCGCCAAGGTGAATTCTGATCTCCGGCTTCCATCGGTCAAGGTAACGGGCAACGAGGTTGAATGCCTGCGGGTTGATGTATTCGCCGTGCGTGCATCCAACGGCAACCAGCCGTCGCCATTTGCGCCCGATGTTTGGAGGAAAAAAATCAGCGGCTCGTTTTTGCATTTGGTTTTTGGCCGAACATTTCAAAAACCGGCTTGAAATCCTCCGGCAAATCCTGAGGCACGGACACGTTCGCCTGCTTTTCCATGACGGCCAGCGTCTCGGCGCACGCGCGGACCAGCTCGCGCACATCCTTCCAGTTGCCTTCTTTAGTCATGTCCTGTTTGTTTTCTCGTCCTCGCGCCGTTGAACTTTTCCGCTGCTGATGCGGCGATGAAGGCGAAGGCTTTTTCAATCGGATAATCGGGCGTCGGCAGGTCAACGTCCGGCACGCTGACGATTATGCTGCGGCCATCGGCACAATGAATGATGAAGCTGCCGCCGATGCTGGCATTTTTTCTGCCGGTCATATCTTCTGTGTCCTCGTCGTGCGAAATTTCAGGGGCAACCAACTGCGGGAACGATGTTCCCGATTCAATGAATTCAACGTCAATCTTCTGTATCATTTTGCCGCCGCTTTGCCGGCGTCAATCAACGTCTGCATAAGGCTCCGAAGCTCTGACAACATGGCGGCCTGGCCCGCCGCCGTCGAGTCAATGACCTGCGGCGAGTTTGTGGAAACGATGCGGTCAATGCGAACAGCAATCGTTCCGTGCGCATCCTTCGTGATTTCCACGCCCTGCGCAGTTAGGTTTTTGGGAGCAGTCAGCGAAAATGCACCGGACGAAATTTGCGTGGCCGGCGGCATCACGCATCCGGTGAGCATGACGCTCAAAACAATGATTGCGATAAGGCACGCGATGAAGGTTGCGGCGTCCTTGTGTTCTGGAAAGTGTGGGTCTGGATTCATGTTGTCAGATATTTAATCCGATTCGTTGCATTGTATTCTCGAAATTGGCTTCTGTAAAGAAATCAGTGTGCCCCTCAACTACGTTCGGAATATCAATCACGCGGGCGGCATATCTTTCGTCCACGTTCTGCGGGCCGACAAGTCCAAGGTCGCCATAACCAAGTCCAAGCCATCCGAACAGACGGCGCGAAACGCGCCCAAGCATGAGCGCCTTGTCCTTCCGCGCGCGATAGACAAACACGCTTTTCACGAGTCCAAGGCCGAGCGCAATGTTGAGCCAGTTCGCCGCGAAGTCCGCCGCGTTGGCCGGCGCGCACAGGTGGATGCTTTTGATGTTGAGTTCAACGCGAGACTTGGATTCCGTCAATAGATGCCGGATTGCCCGCGTGATGACCTCGCCGCCGTTGCTGTGCCCGATGATATGAAGCTCATGGTTCGCCCCGTATTTTTGCAGCAACTCCGCAAAATTGCGCGCGATGGAATTCAGCCGGAAACGGCGAGTCAATGCGCCGACGAAATACTCAAACTTCTCGGCGGCAACATCGTCGCGCGTCGTGTGAAGCCACGTCACGGCGCGGTCAGTCCAGCCATTCGCGTCACCTGGGTTCACCAGGATTCCATTGACGCAGATGGCGATTTTTTTCATGCCTTGCCGGTGATGAATCCCCAAACAGACTTCGCGACTATGGCAATGGCTGCCGCCGCCCCTATGATATAGTAACGCCATTGCATCAGCGTTTGAATGGCAACCTCAGCATTGCTCAGTCGCGCCATGAGTTGCGTCCTGAATTCGCCGTCGCGCTGTTCCATGCTGTCAAGCCTCTCAAGAATGGTTGCCAGCTTGGCATCAACCGAGTTTGGGTTGAAGTTTTCAGTGCTCATAAAACCCGCGCTAATCATTGTTCAACTCGCCCTTGATGGCTGTCGCGTTCGCCCGGTTCGTGACGTAAAAATGATTGTTGGAATTGATCCGGCCAGAGAGGGAAACAATGATGGAGCCGATCGCGCTGTTGGACGCGCTGTCCACGAGTCGCCATGCGCCGGAGTTGGAAACCCAAAGCTCGGCGTGTGCGGCTGACAGTGTGGCGTCCAGCTGGACGATTTGTTTATACTCGCCGCGCCGCGCATTGTTGGTCATCACGGTGTTAAGCGCAAGCGCGTTGGTCGTCAGGCCGTATGGGGATATGATGCCGCCCGGCGAACGAAATTGCAGGTTTGAATGGATGAGGATTGTTCCGAGCGTCGCCTGACTGCCCTGCCCGACGATGATATACGTGTCACTGCCCGCCGGGCCGTTGAGTGCGCCAGCACCGATGATGAACTCTTGGAATGAGCCAATGCCGTGATTCGTCGCCGCGCCGCCCGTCCGCCGCATCACGACGCGCCCGCTAGCGAGCGAAATTGCGCTATCCAAATCCGCCCCGTGTCCGATTGAGTTCGTTGCGGCGACTGGAACAAATGTTGAACCGTTGCCGGCAATCAAAAACTGATTCGTGCTGCCCCGGCGGACAATCAATGCAGCGTTGGTTCCCTGACTCGGCATGGTGTCCACAATGACCGCCGGCGTGTTCGTGTTCACGCTGTTGCTCACGCTCACCGTGTAAAGGTTAGACCAGACGCCATACTGATTGGTCGAGTTGTCGAATGAGTTTGTGCCGCGCAATGTTGAGCCGGTGAACGTAGAAATGCCGCCATACGGTGTTGTATTGTCGCCAAGAAATCCTGCCGCGCTGGAATTATTCGGAAAAACACTTCCATTCGTGCGGATGATGATTCCGCCGCCGATGCCAATAATCCCGGTAATGTAGATGCTGTTTGAAAACCCGCCGGAGTTCAAAGAATTGATTCGCATCGCCTGCCCGTTATCAAGCGGGTTGTATAGGTCAATCGTTCCACCGCCTTTCACGTCAAGCGTAACGCCCTGCATATTGATATTTCCAGCCATTGTTCCACCCGCAAGCGGAAGATAATTCGCAAGTTGATTTGACGCTGCCAAAATCCGGTTGCTCGACTGCAATGAAATCGCCGCGTCGCCATTGGTAATCACCGTCACCAACGCATTGCTCGCCGTGTTGACGGTGTTCGAGCCGTAGGCAACCGCGCCATTGCTTGATGCGATTGCGACGCTCAGAAGCGCATTGCTCGCGTTGCTGAGTTCCGTCAGCCGAACTGCATTGGTCAAAAGCAGCGGCGCATTGGAAATCACAAGCTGCCCGAAGTTCGTTGTGGAACTTCCGCCGCTGACGGTGACATTCAATGACACTCGCCCGTTGTTCGTGGTCAACAGTGCGTTCGTGCCGGCCACGCTGACGAATCGCGCGTCTGCCGCCGTCTGCGAATAGGCCACCAGCCCGCCGTTTGTTGACAACGTTGAAATATAGTCAACGGCATTCAGGGCGCCTTGGTTTGTTGGAATCGTATTCGTCCAGACCGTTGCCGGTATGCTGCGCGAATCACCCTCCACCGTCGCGATGTAGGTGCCCGGTGAAAGGTTCGTGAAAATGATGACGCCAGAAACATCCGAGGTCGCCCGGCGCGGAACTCCTACCACGATTCGGCCATTGTCCACCAGCGGCGGCCATTTCGGCCAAAGCGAAAGGACTCGGTTCGTGTAGTCGCTGGAAATTATGTCCTGCAACGAGAAAGTGACGGTGTTGGTTGCCCCGAAGATTTTCCCAGACGCGGACAACAACGCAACCGCGAACATGAAATTGCAACCTAACCGTCGGAGATTTTTAGTAAAGTCGAACATAGACAATTTTCGTGCCGGTGGAAACCACGCTTCCGCGCGCCGCCGTTGCGTTGTGTGCATACAGGTCAATCCGGTTTGCGCCGCTGGCGGTATAGATTGACGTGATGTTGATTTGATTCTCGGCAACGCCGTTGACTGCCGCGGACACTTGCGAGTTTGCCACGTCCGCCGCCGCGTCATTGTCGCGCAACTTGGCAACAATCACGTCGCTGGCCGTCGCATTGCTGACAGTCAACTGCGCCGTCAGCAAATAGGTTCCGGCGGTTGGCAGCGTGATTTGCGGGTCGGTTCCGCCGAAGTCAACCGCCGCCGTGGAAGCCGTCAGCGAATAGGCCGCGCCGCTGCCGTTGGTTTCCGCACCGGCATTATGCAACCGGCGATTGCCGCCGCTGCCGCCGTCCGTTGCGCTGCCGCGATATTGCCATCCGCCAGACACGGAAACAATCCACGCGCCGTTTGTCGGGTCGGTGCCGCTTGTTGCGCCATTTGTAACATAGAGCGCATTTGTCAAACCGGAAGAAAGGGAAACTCTCGCCCCATTGTTAATGACAAGGTTGCCATTTATGAACGCCGGAGACGCAAAAGAAATGCTGCCGTAGTCATTTCCGATTCGCACTTGCAATGGCTCAGTTGTCACCGCGTCCGTTCCGAGCGCCACGCTTCCAGCGTGCAATGCCCTGGCGGTATATCCGAGAGCAATTGATTCAATTCCAGAGGCAACGGCCCCGGCCCCAATCGCAACGTCTCCGCTGTTTGTTGCGGTTGCGTTCTGTCCAATCGCAATCCCGTAATTCGTAAGGTTTGTGGCAAGTCCTCCAATCGCAATCCCGCCAATGCCGCCAGCCGAGGCATTGCTTCCGATTTGAACCTGTGATGTATCATTTGCGAATGTTTGAAACCCGCCCGTGACCACAAGATTCGACAACGCCGCGCTGCCGCGACCTTGCAGATTTGTCACGTAGTTTGTGCCAATACTTGCCGTCCAAAATAGGTTGCTCGCATTGTTGGAAATCGCGCCGCCGATGTTGGTTGCGCCGATGATGTAGCCGTTTGACCAAACGGAGCCGACGGAATGAAACGTGTTCGAGCCGGTGAACGTGATTTGACCACTCACGGACTGGGTGTGATTCGTTTTGCTGAGAAAATTCGTGAGCGCAACCGTCGTGCCTGCTAACTTCGCCGTGGCAAGGTTTTGGATGTTGGTCAACAGGTCGTCCACGATGTTGCTCCGCGTGCTGGCAACCGGCTCATAACTCAACGGCCAACGCACCGTGTATGAGTTGGAAACCGTATTCGTGGAATACGAAAACGCCAGCCAGTTGGACGTTTGGGAAAAGCTCGCGCTCGCCCCGGTCGCAAATACAATGCGAACTTGATTAGTCGCCGGCATGGATGCCGTCCGTTGCGACGTGAATTTGTTGGTCACGACGTGCCGGTATATGTTGGTGGCAATCGCGCCAATGCTGGAATTGCTCGCAATCGTAGTGGCTCCAAAAGCGTTCGTGATGGTGCGCGAATCGCCGCCAAGCGTGATTTGCCAGCCGTTCGTTGACGGATAGTTCGTGACCGTGATCGTCGCGGTAATGATGGTGTCCGCCGCGAAAACCGGCAGGCAGGACAAAAACAGGATGGCGAAAAGTTTCTTCATCTTAAATTTGAATCACTCGGTCAATCGGGTTTCCGGTGTCGTCAACGCCAAGCTCGCGTCCCCATGAGCCGTTCGCGGACTTCAAAACCACGGTCTGCCCGGCGTCGGCATCGAGTTTAAGAAATCGCTGGTCGGCCTCTGTCTTGTTGTAAAAATCCTCGGCGGGCGTCGGCAGCGTCGCGCCACTGGTGATATTTGCTTTCGAGGTTTCGAGCAACTGCTGGACAACCTCGCGGTCATTCACCTTGAAGGCGATATATACCGGAGTTCCAGCGGCAACCAGGGATTGAAAGGCTGCCGTGGCAAAGTTGACCGTGCCGCTCTGAAAGTCGCCGTCAGTGGTGAAGCTCGTGGTCAGGACGGCCGGCGTGGTGCCGCGAACTCCGGCGGCAATGGCGATTGTCGGCCCCGGCACAATGGCAAACGTGGGCTTGAAGCCGCCGCTTGTCCGTCGCAATACGCAAACGCGGACGGTGAAGGAATCGTAATCGGTGACGGCCGGGAACTTGAACGGCTGGAAGTCCACGTTGCTGCCGCCGCCGAAATAGCGCATCAGCTTTCCGTCGGTTACGTTAATGAAGCAGTCAACAGTTGCGGACATCTTTTTTGAAGGTATGGGCTTACGTCTGGAATTTCAAGCCTATTATTGAAGCGAAAATAGGCCGTCAATATGGTAATCCCGCGAATCCCAAATTCCGAGGTCGGTTTCAATGACAAGGTGAAATCGCCCACCAGTGAACACGCTTTCCCGCGTCATGGTGAGAGTCGCGGCGTATTGGTCGAAATAGTCAACCGAAGTGTCGGCCGGCGTGTCTTGGGACAGGCATATATCAAGGATGATTTCCTCGCTGTCAGATACGCGGATGATTTTGATTTCCTGATAAGTATTGCGCTGCGGATTTATCAAATCATACCACGGAAGCCAAAGCCCGCGAATCGTGACGCCTTTGCCGGCCGTAGGCGTTCCCGCAACGCCATACCAGGGCACGGCGTTCCATGCCCACGGCAAATCTTCAAAGAACCTTATTTGCCGCCAATTGCAAAGCCAATCGCCGTCCACGCGCGAGAGGTTTGATTCCCGAAAGTCCGTGAATGTATCGAATCCTGCCGGCGGAATAATGCACCCTCCGCCGTCATTTGCCGACAACGGAATCAGCTTGGTTGTCGGCGCGTTGGTTCCATCATAGCTCCCGCGATAAAGCGTGCGCGGGATGGAAGAAATCATCGCCGGCCCGTGATCCGGTTCGCCGGGTTGCAGTTCGGTCGGTCCACCTGGAATCTCCCAAAGCGTGAATCCGCCAAGCGGGATTGACCAATAGGCGGTTGCGTCATAAACGTCCACTGATTCACCGCGCGCCGTGATTTCCGTGCGCGCCTCGTATTTGTAGGATTCCAAAATATCAACGCGCGTGCCAGCAATCGCAGTGAACACGTTGCCTTCTGTCAGGTCGTATTCTTCGAGCTTTCCGTCTGGCAACGCGGCGAACACCGGGCCGAGGTTGGCAACGGCCACGTTCACGCGGTCGTCAACATTGAGCGCAGTCCACGGATTTTTCAGCGACCAAGCCACACTGAACTCAATCCACGAAACATCGGCTTCCGGCGGGAAAGGTTCACCGTCTTCATCTAGAATCGTGAACCGATAAACGGTAATTCCGTTTGTCGCGTCAATAATCTGCTGCGATGAAACTGCGATTTGCGTGCCCGAATAAAAAACCTCGAATGTTCCTGGCGTATGCCCGGTCGTGCTGCCGCTCCATGAATCCACCGTGCCGCTGCCGTTGATTGTGATTGTTTCCAGCGTCGGCATTGGAACACCGCCGGGTTCATTTGACCAATCCCTGTCCGTCCCCGTGTGGCTGGCAACTTCCGAAATGGAACCAATTCCCCATTCCAACCAGCGCGTCCGCAGCCTGTCAAACGCGCCGATTTGGTTCGGCCAGTTCGGCCCCAGCGGAGGGTAGCCGTAATGATAAGTCCTGAATTGCGCGCCTTTCAAATTGCGCGGGTTTGTCAGGTTCAGGTCGTCCGGTTGTTCCTCGTTTATTTCCAGTGCGCCCACGTTCGGCGCCGTCCGCTCCGTCGCCGTCGCGTTCAGGTGCAGGTCTGGACGATTGATGCCGGAAGGATATGGCATCGGTCATTCCTCAATCGGCGTCGGAGGTTTGCTGTCAATTTCAACATCCTTCACAACGCCATTCACGCGCACGCGCCACGTGAGATATTCGCTTCCGCTTGTCCCACCGGCTGATTCCTTCGCGCGATACCTCCACCCATCGCCGGTTTTTTCCAACCTAAAGTCGGGCGATTCCAGCGGGCGCAGTGTCCTCAGAAAAAGCACGAGGCGATTCAGCCATTGATATATTGGCTTCGTGCCTGTCGGTGGTTGCGGAAGGTTTATCATGTCACTTCGAGAAATACATGGTGCTAGACCAGTTTTCAAGAATCCATTCTTGCGTGATGTCAAAACGGTCAAGTCCGCGCGGCGAAACGTCAATGGGTTGCTTGAGCCAGCCTGTCAAATATCCCGGCTCAGGCGATTCTAACGCCGCATCGGCCGCGGAGATAAGTGCGGCGATTAACGGCGGCTGGCCGACGGCAAGAAGCTGGCTGGTTGTCCATATCTTCAAGATGTCGCCAGAGGCAAACGAGGCGTCATTGTAGCCGCTGCCAGCCGTGCGCGTCCATTTCACGGAAGTCTGGCCGGTCCGGAAATAGTCGCTTCCTTTGACAATCAATTTCAGAATGCTTTCGGCCTCGGGTTGCTCGCCCTGCGCCAATGCCTCCTCCATCGCATCATCGTAATCGCCAGGAACCTTGGAGTTTGCATATTTGCGGATTGCCCGTTGAGTGGAATCCTCAAGTGCTCGGAAAATATCTACCTCAAATATGCTACGGTCTGCGTGGTTCGCCGGCATTGTCCATTGGTCAACGTAGTCATCGTTCGGATCGCCTGCGTTGGAGTCAGGCTGGGAAAGCTCAATCAGGAACGGCGGTCCCTGTTCGTTGTAGTCGACTACGGTGCTGCCGCCGGTATATGAGCCAAAGAAAGCGTCCGCCGCATCCTTGGTCTGCGCGGAATATACTTCCGAAATTGAATAGCCGATACCTGGAGTGAACCGGCGGCGGGTGCCAATCTTGACAACCAAATCGGAAATTGTGCGGCCCTTTACAATGTTGCTCATAATCCGCCTCCATTCTCGCCCGTGTTTTTCGCAGTCTGTTCAGACGCGCGGGCGATTTGCTTTTGCGCGTTCAACTGTTCGCGCAGGATTGAAATGGTTTCGTTGGACGATGAAACTTGCGCGCCGATGCGTTGAAGGTCGGTCAGATTTCCTTCCAGATTATCGCGCGACGTTTTGAGTTCGGCTTGTTTGTCGGGCTGGATGGAAAGCAGTTCGCCGCGCTTGCGTTCTGCACGCAATCTCAATTCTGCCGCCGAAATCCTGCCGGCCGCCGTGTTCTCCGCTTCGGCGGCTTCAAGTTCAAGTGCGCTGATTTCTTTCAGCAGCATCGCCCGCTTTTCCTCGGCCGTCATGGTTTCGAGCCGGTTGCGCAACACTTGATCGGCAATCTGCAATTCCACGGCCCGCAGCCGGTTCACTTCGGCCTGTGTTTCGGCGATTTTGGCCGGGCTGAATTCCTCGCCGCCAGACGGCTGCGATTGTTCTCCGCCGCGATTCATGAAATCCGGCAATCCGAATCGCCCGCTGATTGAACCAAGCAACGATTTCCCGATGAAGTTTGACGGGAGAAAAGACGTGACGCGTTTCAGGTCAAGAGCGAAAACTTTTGCCTGCCGATAGACCGATGATAAATCGTCTGAGAGCGCCGATAATTCTGCAACGTCTGACTCGGAGAATTGACGCTCGCCGGGAATATTTCCTGCGCCGATTGCGGTTATGACGCCGCGCATTTTGGGGCCTGCCTTGATTCCGCCAAGTTGCGCCAGGATTGCGCCTTGTGATTCGGAATTGAACTTCGCAATCCCAGCGCCGACGGCGCGAATCAGGTCGCCAGCGTTTTTGAGTTGCATCAACTGCGCGTTGTCAATTCCAAGCGCCGAAAACGTCTCTTGAAATTCCTTCTTGCCGTCCAGTGCTTCGCGCCTGGCGAGCGCGAGTTTTTCGATGAAAGACTGTAGCTGCGTGAATTCAATTCCGCCTTTACCAGCAACGGCTTGGAAGTCCTGAATCTCTTTTATCGTCAGCCCGGTTTGCTCGCGTAAATCGCCGATTTGATCGGCGGCTTGAACTACGCCCTTCGCAAACGCAATGACCGCGCCAGTCCCAAATGCACCCGCAATCTCGCCTTTAAGGTTGCGGACGAATTGATTTGCCGTGCCTTCCGCCTGCTTGATTCCAAGCCGGAAACCTGTCGTGTCGAGACCAAGCCTGGCCAGGATGCTAAACATTCGCACCCGCCTTTCTCGCCGCCGCAATCCACTTGTCAATTTCGATTTGTGGCGTCAGTTGTATTTCGGCAATCTCTCGCGCAAGTTCGGCGTCCACAAGCTTGCAGTGACCCTCAAGCGCGGCGTGGATCGAGTATTCCCATACAGCCTGACCCCACGGGATATTGACAACCTCAGCAGCAGAATATCCAAGGCGCGACTGCAAATAGACTTTAACCAACGCGCTAAACGGGCAGCGCATCGGCTCGTTTTTATTTTCCTTCACGCTGACATTCGGCGTGCGGCTGCCGTGTGAAATATACTCCGCGAAATGCGCCGCCGATTTGCCGAGGTCGTGCCCGCCGAATTTGACAGCCAGCCACACCTTGAATCCCCACCATTTCAGCATCAGAAAACTTAATGGCGAGTTCAGGAATCGTAATGCGCCCGCGTAGTCGTGCGAGCAGATGGCGATGGCAAAGATGAGTTCAGGAAAGGTGACTGGCGCGCCGGTGACGAAGGCGGAATTCTCGCGCTCCAAAATAAGCCGATGCCCCAAAGAAAATGGGCGCAGCTTTTTGCCTAGCGCGGTGACTGGTTCGGGCACCGCCGCCAGATGGTAGGCGGTGTCAGTGCTCATGTTTACGAGGCGGCGATGGTGGAGAGTGTGGCCGCACCATAGCGGCGGATGTTCATCGTCAGCGTGCCAACGCCGTCAACGGTGCGATTTTTGGAGCCGTCAATGAACATGAACACGGCGGAGTTGATCTCGCCGTCAACGGTGTCCGTAATCGTCACGTCCGCGCCGCGGGCCGGGAGGATGAAGTTCGCAACCGCCGCCGCGATGGTGCTGCCAGTCGGCACGACTTCAACCGTAAGATTCTCGATGTCATTCGCCAGAACAACAGCGGCAACCGCAGCATTGTCGTCTTTTACTTCGACAACATCGCCGTTGAGTTCGTAGGAGATGGATTGGATTTTGCCAGCGGCATAGAGTCCGGTCGCGGACATGGACAACCCGGCGGTTGACCATACAACGCCTGTTCCTTTTACGATTTCAGCGGCCATATTTTGTTTCGGTTAAACTTTAGTGAATCATATTGCCGACATTAGAGAATGTCAACGCGGCTTTTCAAAGGTCGTTCGCAGCAAATATGCCGTCAATCACAAGGTCGGTCTGCCATGATTCGGCGTCCTGAATTGTATTGGTTTCGGAAAAGGAAATGACGCCGATACAATAAAACTGCGTCACGGCTGCGGACAATTGCGCAGCGAGGTCGGAAACAAAGATGCCATTGCGAATCGCCGTCACGCGGGCAATGTGCGACTCGCGCGCGGCCACGCTTGCGCCGTCGGTGTCGTTCGCATTGGTGCGCACGCGGGCGAGTAACTGCCCGCGAAGGTTGCCGGTGTTCTGCATCGTCTCTGGTTCCTGCCATTGTCCATCGGCGAGGCAGACGACCGCCGGCAAAGTCAACGTGTCGCCATCAACTCCGGTGAATACATGACTGGACGACGCGCCGCCAAGCGTCGTCACGTCCTGCAATGTCAGCGCGTCAATCAGTGTTTTCAGTGCTTCTTCGGCTTTGGTTTGGGTGGAATTGTCTGGCATATTATCGAATAGTTGCGCCAGCCGAAACAAATCCTTCCTTTAATGACCTTTCAAGGTGCGACTTCAATTCGGCGTGCTCTTTGGCGATTGCCTTTGCTAATCCATCGCGAAGCATTTGCTGTCCGCGCGGAGTTGGTGTCACGTTGTTTTCAATTTCAACAAAAGGGTTGAAGGTTTCTTTTGCGGGCCTTGCGGTCCCCTTTGGTTTGCCCCATTGCTTCGCCGTTGCGCGAACCTTTTGGCGCGCATATTTATCGAGCTTGCGCATGGCTGGAATCCAGCCCGACGCAAGGAAAGTGATGGAACGCAACCGAGCCGCAATCATCTTTTTTGCAGACTCTACAAGGCTGGCGTGACTGTCTATTTTCTGCCCGGCTGCAACCAACCGGCTGGCGACTATGGCAACCGCCTTGTCGCTTGGCGAATAAATGGGCCTGCCCTTTTTAAGTGTGCCGGTTTTTTTCGATTTTATGACGCGGTATCCGGTGACGCCAAGTGCTTCAATTTCCGCGCGCATCGCGCGCTTGGTATAATCCATTGCACGTTTTGCCAGCATATAGCCACGCGAATTCAACGACTCAGCGGCGCCTCGGCTTGAAATTGCAACGGCACGATTCAAATCCTTCTGAAATTCCGCCCAATTTACAATTTCAAGCGTCGGCTTCATGCGACTAGCGATTCACGGTCATGCAATCCAGCGTGAGAATCTTGCCGGTGTAATTCTTCCGCACGTTCACAATGCGCCGCGTCACGCCGTCATAAGTCAACGTTTGCCCGGCCGTTGGCAGCGTGGAAAACAGGTCAACGCGCGTCTGGATGCTCAAATCAAATTCCTCGATGAATCCGCCGCCATCAGCCATCAGCGGCTTGCGGTCAACTTTATCCGTGACGATGCACGCATAATCAGCGCCGCCGAAGGTAAATGTATTTCCGGCGTCGGCAAGTATCGCGGCCATGTCCGCGCTGTGTCTTTCGGCAAGTGTCATATATCAAAAACAAAAACCCGGCCAACCTGTTACGGCTGGCCGGGAAACACAAGGAACCGAGGCGAAGAATGTTTAGCGGCCAATCTGCTTGACCGTGTATCCAATCGTCATGTTGGTGATCTGGTGGCCGGCCGGCGTATTGGTGTTCTCAACCGCCGTGAGCTTCAAATACGGCACGCCGGTGACGGCGATGTTGGTGGCGACCTGAACCGTGGAAAGACCATTGCAAGCCAGCGTGATGTTGCCAACCCAATTCGAGTCGTCCTTGGTGCCGCTGGCGTCAGCCGCACGAATGAAGCGCAGAATCGCGTTGCTCGCCGTCGCGGCGGTCATGTTGTTGAAGCTCCAAAACAACTGCACGTTGTCCTGGTGTCGGCAGTCCACGTAGAAACCGGAGCCGCCGTTGAGGTTCGTGCTGCCGGCGTTGGTGACGGTGCCGCCGGTCAGGACGGTGACGAATTGCGCTTTGGCGTCAATGCTCGCGGTGAGCGTGACGGCGGCGAAGGCGATGAGTGCGATGATGTTTTTCATTTTCAGATTGGTTCTTAGTTTTGGGACTTCTTTTTCTTTTCCACCGGGGCGACATCGGTGCGGGCAACCGCGATCATTTCGCGGCCCTTGTCCGATGTCCACCGCTCCACGCGCACGAGGCCGGCGGGAATCGCCCCGGCCTTGTAGTCAACACACGCGAGCAACTGGTCTTTGATTGAAACCTCCGCGCCGTGCAAGACGCGGGAGTTCCCGGCGGAGTCGAAGCCGATGGTGATTGCTTGGCGCATATTATTACGCAGACTTGACGATGGTGCCGACGGTGGTATCGCCGGCCGCGCTGCCGAACATCACGTCGAAGCTTGCATTGAGGTTGCGGGTCGCGGGGTCAAACCATTGGAAGGCCTGAACCGTCAGCCCGATGCCGGGCAGGGTGATGGGCGTTTCCTTAACGCCCGCATCACTCGCGCCGGGGCCGACGATGGTCGAGCCAGCCGCAATCGCGATGGAGTCCATGCCGAACGCGAAACCCTTCACGTTGCTGCCCGCGCCAGTCCATCGGGTGTTCTCGTAGAAGTTGCCCCAGCCGGTGACACTCACGCCGCGGTTTTGCGTGTCATTCTGAATCGCGAACCGCGCGTAGTAGTCCGAGTCAAGGATGATGCTCTTGACGTTCGCGGTTTTGATCGAGTTGTAAAGGGTGCGGATGTCGTCAATGTCAAACGAGGCCGATGCCGCCGTGACGGGCGTGTTCGTGAAATTCGCGACAGTGACCGGCGCGAGGAAGATGTCTACGAGCTTGTCGCAGAACTTGCCAACGTTCACGTCAATGATCTGCGCGAGGCGCATGCCGTTTTGAAGGTCGGTATGCGAAACGTGAAACGGCTGGTGATAGTGCGCGAGCGTCACCTGCACGTTAGTCACAGTGGAGTTGCCGCCGCCGAACGTGGTCGGGTTCGTCTGCGTGGTCGCGCCGGAAGTGGCGAGCGGAACCTGCACGACGGCCAGCGGCTTCATCGGGTCAACGCCGAAGTTGCGCGACACGGCGGAGAACGGCGCGAGGCGGTTCTGAGCGGTGGAAATGAATCCGTCGCTCAGCATCTGAGTGACAAGGGAGGATGAATAGGTGTTGGCCATATTTGCTGTTAGTTGAGATTGTTCAGACGGGCAAGCGCGTCATAGTTTTCGACAAGCATCTTGTAGCGGTCTTTGCCGGGGTTCGCGGCCTTGACCTTTTCCAAGAGGGAGTTTTGCGCCGCGGCGGCAGCGGTCGCAACGGGCGGTTGGCCGACTGATTGCAGGATTTCCGCTGCGCGCGTCGAGGCGGTGACGGTGACGCTCGCCTTGGTTTTCTCGTGCGCCTCCTTCTCGGCGGCAAGCTGCTTCTCCAGTTCGGCAAACTTGACGTTCGCCTCGCAAAGCGATTTCTCGGCGGCTTCCGCGCGCTCGAATTGCTTGGCCGATTCAGCGGCAAGCGTGGTGTTTTTTCCGGTGAGGTCAGCGAGTTGCGCCGTGAGCTTTTCAATCTCGCCAGCCTTCGCGGCAAGCTGCGATTCGAGTTCCGCAACCTTTTTTGAATTGTCGAACAGTGCCATTTGCAATCCTTATCAACTATATTCTGAAATATGTCAAAGTATTTTTTCCAGGGCCGACAGTATTTCATCCGGCGTGGCGATGCCGTCCAGCAATCCGGACGGCGCATCGCACGCCAGCCACGTCTCGCCGGTCGCGGTGGTTTCCAGTGTCATGCCTGGGCGTCCGCGCGCGATGGCTTCTTTGAATAACCCAAAATACATCTGCACTTCTTTTTCCAGTCGCGCGCGAATCTCGCCCTCACTGAGTCCACTCATTGCCTTGTCGCGCGATGAGGCGACGGTAATCGTGTCAATTCCGGCGTTTCGCTCGGCGCGCTCGTCGCGCGGCATCCTGGCGATGACGCCGATGCTGCCCACGATGCTGCCGCGGGTTGCATATATCTCATTGCACTGAGATGAAATGAGGTAGGCAAGCGATGCGCCGACGCCTTCAATGCAGGCAATCATCGGCTTGCTTTTCATCGCGTGCATTTTGTCGGAAAGCTCAAAGCCACCAAGCACGCTACCGCCAGGAGAATCAATCAACAGTTGCACGGCCTTGATATCTTCATCCTCCATCGCGGCCTCGATGGAGTTGCCGATTTTCTCGCAGCTTGTCGCGAAGCTCGAAAGGTTCGACATCATGCCCGCGCGCGGAAGGATTGGGCCGGCAACGGCAATTTGCGCAACGCCGCCTCGGTTGGCATAAAACGGTTCACCGGCGGCGTTGCTTGGTTCGCCGACATATTTGACCGCGCCGAGGTATTGCGGATGAAATTCCGGCGAGAGTTTCGCGGCCTGGCGCGCATCAACAATGGTTTCCCCGGCGACATGGCGCGCGAAAATATCGGCGATGAAATCAAGGGCGCGGTCTTCAATCATCCACGGTGTTCCGTGGACAATGTTGGAAATATGTTTCAGGCTTTTCATTTGCTTTTGCCTTTTGGCTTTTCTTCCTGCTCGCCGGTTTCAGGAGTTTCGGGCATCGGGTTTTTCATCGGTCGCACGCGGTTGATGTCAACGCCGGCCGTGTTGCACAAGTCCTGCAAATATTTTTCCTCGCGCACGCGCTGTTCCATGCTCTCCTGCCAGTCGTCGCCAGAGCGGCCGAACCATTCGGAGAATGTCATTCCGCCTTCTTCGAGTGCCTGCAAATCCGCTTTCGTGTCGCGCCCGTTGTCAACGGTGATGTCGCGCGGGCGCTGGTGCTCGAATCGAAACCAGTCGGCGGGCAGCGGTGGAATCATGCCGAGCTTGGCGAGCTTGGCGATTGCATAGGCGTGCTTTCGCATCGCGATTTTCTCCGCGATTTCCTGCAACCCTTCAATCGCCCGCTTTGCCTGCGCGACGCGAAGCCGGATGTTGGCGCCGCCAAGTGCCTCTGGATTGTAGAACTCAATCGGCCAGCCCAACGCTTCAAAAGCGCCGCGCAGAATCTCGAATGAGAAATCCATCGAGTTGACGCTTGGCCGGTTGTCGTTTGGAATTTCGATCTTGTTGTTTTCTCCAACACGAACATAGCGGATTGTTCCGCCGTCAAGCCGCTCAATCGCCGGGGCGCCATTCGCCGCCTCGCTCGTGCCGCCGAAAATCGGCGAGGTCGAATTCGGCGGCGTGTCCGTGTGGTCAACCATCACGATGCTTGACACTGACTTGATGGCGACCTTGGTGAAGTCGCGGATGTCAAACAGGTCGGCCACGTCCAGGATGACGGGCGCAAGCCACGGAATGCCGCGCGTCTGGTCGCTGAATTTCGGGCGGAATGTCAGGCAAAAGTTTTTCGCCGGAAGTTCAACGTAGGAATCCGCACTCGGCTCGTTGAACACGCGATAGGCAATGGGTCGCCCGTAGTTGTCAACACGAACGCCATTTATAACCCATGTTTCCTCCGGCTTGGATGGATGCCAGCCGACGCGATGCGCGGGAATGGATTGGAATTGCGGATAACCCTCGCCGTTGTCCACCAAAAGGAAGCTTGCGTCGCCGTCACGAATTACGGAAACCAAATCATTCACAAGCGAAGTGCGGAAGTCGTATGGATGCCCGCGCACTTCGGAGATTTTGTCCCACTCATAAAGCGCAGACTCCATCGCTTCTCCCCATTTCTTGTCTGCGCCGCGATACTGGACATTAAACCCGCAGCCCACGGCATAGCTTGCCATCTGATGGATTGCGCCGCCAATAGGGCCGAAGTTTTCGCAGAGATAACGCGAAGCGGAAAGTAATTCGCGGTGCCCCCAGTCGCCTATATTGTCGCGCGTGTCGCCGTCGCTGCGTGGAATATGCCGGCGCTGGCGGCGCGCCTGATAGTTCGTCGCCTCGTAAAAGGATTGCGTGCCGCCGAACATCCGGCGGCGTTCTGTGATTTTGTATGGAGCTTGCGGCATCAGTAGCGAGGTTGGTTGAAGTCCACGGAGGCGCGTGTGACGTTCGCGCCGCCGTAGGCGCTTGGGTTGAGTTCGCGCAATGCCCACTGACACCAGGCGCAGACGTGCGATGGAGGCGAGTCAATCAGGCGGGAAACGGAGGAGCCGGAAGATGACCAAGCGGAAATGTTGCCGCCGTTAGAAAGCGCGGCTTTCGCGGCGGCAAACAATTCGAGAACCTCCGGCTCAGTCCAGCCGGTTACGTCGCGCATGAGTGCCATGCGCGGAACTTATACCTATATCGCTGAAATAGGCAAGGGGTGGATTAGGATAACCCCAACTTGGTTGGTTGAATCAACTGTTAGCCATTATGAATTCACGCAGCTCGGCTTCAGTGCAGCGCAGCTCGCTTCCGATCTTTCCTAGTGGGCATTTGTCTGCACATGAGCAGGCACACCGATTCACTCCGCTGGAGCGCATTGAGCCATCTGGTTTGCATCCGCTTAGTCGCTGTTTAGCTATGGCTAACAAGTCGGTGCAGCCAATGCCGGTTGGCGCTGGCGGTGTTATTGGGGTCTCTTTATACGGCATGGCTGACCTTTCCGTTCTGCGGACATTGCCGCCACAGTCCGGGCATCATGCGCTGGGTCGTCTCAGTGCATTCCCAGTAGTTCTCTACCCATCCGTCATGTTCCGCCGGTTGGCCGGTCGCTTGCTCCCAGTCATCATCGGTTGCCACTTCGCTGCCGTCATCGCAAAGTAGTAGTTTCACCGGAGTCTGAGTGCCGCCTTCCATCCACTCCCACCATCCGCCACAGTGAGGCCGGGCGCGACGCCACCGCCGAACCATACGCTGCAAGGAGCGGACAGAGCGCGTCTGTCGTGAAGTCGTGGCCGTCATTGCTGGCCGTCCTTGAGCTTCACGTTCTGGCGCTTTGCCTTTAGACAGACTTTGCATGTCGCGAGGCGGCGGTTGGTGGTTGATTTGATGGAATCGGGCTGCTCCCAGTTTGACCACGGATGACCATTCCATCCATCTCGCCCACACGCGGTAATTCCCCAATTGGCCCGAAGGTGACGCGCCACAACCGCGGGCCGCAGACGAACCGCAGGTTCGCTGCGGCCCGATGCCCGCTTGTTAATCTGGACGTTCTTTTTCATTCGCGCAGGTCGCTGGGCTTGGTATCGTTTGGCGTCTTCATGTTGTCAGACTCCTACCAGACAACCCGCCATGCTGGCAAACACAATCTGTTCACATTCGCAATCGCGGTAATGGTCTTTGCGGCTCACCTGCACCCACTGCGGCGACGGTTTGCCGTTTTGATCGTGCGTCTGGAAAACAAACGCGGCGAGATGCTGCCGGTAAATCAGTTCCTCCGGCTGTTCGCTTTCCTCTTGCGGCGCCGTCCACGGCCTCCCCTTGCCGGCCCGCAGCCGTTCCAAAATATCAAACACGATTCGGTTTGACCAACGGAAGGCGCGACAATAGAGCTTTCCGCTTTGGTAAAGAATCCGCGCTTGCTCGCTAAGTCCGCCCGCCCATTCGTCAACCTTGTGGCCATGCTTACCGATGCCGAGGTCCGGCAGATATTCGTTGCCCCATAGCCGGGAAATTTTCTTG